GATGTCGAACTGCGCGAGCACTTCCCGCTGCCACGCGCCCAGCACTTGCCCGAGCGATTCCCACGACACTTGCCCGCTCGGAAAGCGGAAGGGGATGTCCTTAACCGACTTCAAGCGTGGTGTCCTGAATGTTCACCGGCACTGCATCGCTCACGGAGAGCCGATAGGCGCGATCCCGCGCCGACCCCAGCCGATGCCACACCGCGCGGTTCTTGAACGCGCCCTCGGCCCCTAGCGAGCGCGTGGGGCCTGCCGTCCACGACTTGCCGCCGTTGTCCGAGTACTCGAGCATCACGGACCCGCCGTGACCCATTTCCGCGATCAGCTCCAGGCGCGAGTGGAACAGCCGCTTGCCGCCGTCGTAGATCGCGGGATACGTCCATTCGGCGACGTACGTCGCGCCCCATTCGGTGTAGGCGTCGGGGTCGAGGATGCCGACCGCACCCGTGTCGCGGTCCTGCACGTACACCGCGCCGTTGATCGTGGCAGAGGCACAGGCCCGCCATCGCAGTTCGTGATACGACTGCCGCTCGAACCACGCGCCCGTGGTCGCATCGAAGCACAGCGTCGCGTCATCCCACGAGCACACGTACACCAGATGCCCCTCGAGGCTGTACGCAAAGGCGCTCGGCGTTCCCGACAAGCCCCGGATGCGTTCCTCGACGGCATGCGTAGACACCCGCTGCGGCGTGGAGCCGGTCAAACGCCTGACCGTCCGATCGTTTGCGATCCAGAAAACCGAATTGTCCAGTTTCGCCACGCCACCGAGGCACCCGATCTCCGAGAACCCCTGCGGACTGCGCTCGAGCGGAAAGTTGTCCGCCCCCGCGTTCCACCACCGCTCCACGGACTCCGTGCCGAACAGGATCACCTCGCGATGGTCTACGATCAGGTCAACGAGGTTGTCCGGTGCCCCCTCGGCCGTGGCGAACTTGAGCGGATCGACGCTGTGCGAGTACAGGTCCGTGACCCAGAAGCGGCCGGTGCCGGGCTCGAGGAACACGTAGTAGCCATCGAGGAAGTCGAACGTCGTGGCACCGGGGAAGTCGGCGTCGTTGAACTCGTCAACGCTCGTCCCGTTGTACCTGTACCCACGCCCCTCAGAGGCGATCACGAGGCTGTTCCCGTTGTCCGCCATCCGTACAGGGGCAGAGCCCGGAACCGTCCCCACGAGGCTCCCGTTGGCGTACAGGCCCGATCCCTCCACCGAGTACAGGGTCGAGCCCATCGCATGAAGGCCACGACCGACGCCGTGACCGGACCACCGCGCACGCACGCCGGGACAGCGCATCACGCGGGCCGGTCCCTTCGCATCGGGCGGGTTGATCTCCGACTGCACGTTCACAAGACGCGCAACCGCATTCGGAACCGCTCTAGCGGAGGTGTCGAGGGGAAGACGCATCAGCCGCCCTCGATGTCCCAAGTGGACTGCGCCGCAGGCAAGTGCGACATCGAGGCGGGCTGCATCTGCGCCGTCACCGTCTCGCGCACCAGCCGCTCGTACCCACGGCTGGCACTCAACACCACCACCGGATTCGGCTGCCGCTCGTAATACGGGGCCAGTTGCACGGCCAGGTACGCCTTGGCGGTGTGCTCCGTGGTGGACGAGCCGGGGAAGTCGGCATCCACATCCGTCTGCGGCCACTGCCCAACGTCAATCCCCTCGGCCGTCCAATCCTCCAAAAACCCGTTCAGCGCCTCGAGCGCAAGCTGGGAATCTTCGGAAGACGGTTCTTCGGTTTCCGCCAGCACGCCGAGCAGTCGCAGTGCGCCGCGAATGATGTCGAGGTTCGTAGCCATCAGTAAGTACATCCATTGCAGGGCGAGCCGACCGACTGGCGGCTCAGCATCTGGTCGCGCCACGACTTGAGCGTGGGATGGTTGTAAATCTCCAGCAGGGTCTGCGTGTTCACGTCACCAAACCCGAACCGGCCCTCGCCGTCCATGCAGCAAAGCGCCGCCTTTCCCGTCGCGGTGATATTGAGTTCCCACCACCGCCCACAGGGCGTATTCGGCACCTCGTCGGTGCTCGCGTTGGTGAAGTCAATCCACGCATCGCGCTTGATCATCGCGACCTTGAACTTCGGCCACCGCCAGCCGACGTACTTGGCGAAGTCGGGATCGGTCCCCACCCGCGACACGACCACCGGATGCGGGAAGTCCCGCTCGTGCAGACGGTCGAGGTTCTTCGCGGTGCGCTCGAAGTCGAGCCCCATCAGTTCGCGGTACTCCACCGGGCGGTGGGTGTTGAGCGACACCCACAAGTGCGCCAGTCGTTCCACCTTCGCGATGCGGTCCATGTGCTTGTCGGTCAACGCCGACCCGTTCGTGAACAGCCGCACGGCGCCCTTGGGTACTTTCGCGTTGAACTCCGCGAGGATGTCGTACAGCCGCACGTCGAGCAGCGGATCGCTCACCTTGAAGGGCGAGAAGTAGAACGGGTGCTCCCATTCCGCCATCTCGCGAATCAGCCGATGGATCAGCGCATCGGGCATCTTCGTCCCGATGCGTTCCAGTGTCGTGTAGGGGCAGAACGTACAGGCGGCATTGCACACCGCCTGCGTCTCGAGGCTCACCTCATTCGGCTGCGAGTGGTAGAACTCCCGCAGTTCGTCAAACAGGCTCATGCCTTTTGCAGCACGAAGAAGAACTGCGGCCCTTTCTCCTGGATGCCGATGTTCTTGAAATTCCCCTTCCACACCGAGCGATAGTCCGAGGCGGCCGTCTTGCCGACCTCGATGTCGTAGAAGTCGCGGTCGAGGAAGAAAAACGACTTCGGCGTCAGCACCCGCGTGTGGCCCGGATCGGCCCACGCCCACTCCCCGTCCCACGCGGGGCAGGAACCGATCAGGTATCCACCGGGCTTGAGGATGCGGTAGAACTCCGCGAACTGCGCGAAGAAAAACCGCCAGTCGCCTTGCCTGCCCGTGTGCTCCAGCACCTCGTAGGCATGGATCTCGTCAAACTCCCCGTCCGCGAACGGATAGGGCAGCACCTCGAGGTCGTGCACCACGTCGGGCTTGTGCTCGGGGTTTATGTCGAGCGTCACGAGGTTGGTGAATACCGGCGGGATCTCATCGAAGGTGATGTGCTTTTCCCGGCGCGGCCCACAGCCAATCAGCAGTTCCTTCCTCATGCGGCGCTGCTCGTGGCGTTCTTCGCATCTTCCTCGGCGATCTTCTCCATGAGGTGCTTCTTGTAGTTGCCCTCATAGCCGCCGTGCGTGAAGTCCAGGTCCGGCCACACCGGGATCGGCTTGCCGTACTTCTTGCGGTAGTCGTCGCAGAACGCGAAGTCCTCGCCGACGAAGCGGCCCTTCTCGTCCACGTAGGTGTAAAAGAGGCGCGGCACCTTGCCCTGGCCCTGAATCTCGATCATCTGCGCCTCGGCTGCCATTTCCTCGAGCACCTTGCGCTCGATGCACAGGAAGCCCGTCGGCACGCGATCCGCCATGACCCACTCACCGCCCGCCTCGTCCGTCTCGATCCACAGCCCGCCGCCCTCGGGATTCTCCGCAAGGGCCACGGGATAGTCCTCGTCCTTCTGCCGCCTGCGGTACGCACCGGCACAAATGGGCTGGTTCGACCGCGCCAGCCCAAGGAAGGCTCGCGGCTCGAACTTCAGGTCGCTGTCGATGAAGAAGAAATGCGTGCATTCCTTCAGTTCCTCGAGCGTGAGAAACCAATGCACGAACAGGTTGCGCGTCAGGTCGATGAACGCCCCGCCCCGCATCACCGCTGCGGTGAAGTAAACCTGATAGAGCGGGCAGCAAAAGGCTGCCTCTGCCAAGCTCTGCGAGTACACGTCATCCACCCGCCCGTTGTAGGCCGGGGTGGCGACGTACACATGAACCTTCCTCGGATCAGGCTTGCGCCCCAACTTCTTCTCGGTCACGAATCACCTTTGGTTAGTGGAAGAAAGGGGGGCGGGATTGCTCCCGCCCCCCACTGGCTTACACCGTCAGCAACGAGTCCGTGGTCATGTGACGCACGGCCAGCTCGGGGTACAGACCCGCGAAACCGGCGAGCACGTCAATGCGGCACGGAACCGTGTCGCTCGAGATCGCGTACTGGCGGGCGATGCGCATGGAAATGCCATCCATTGCCTCGCGAGCGCCCCACGCACCGTAGCGCGACACGTCCTCCAGGTCCGCCGTCGCAAACACGAAGGCGTCCTCGTGGAAGAACAGGTCCTGCGCAAACGCCGTGCTGGCCGCGCCGATCAGCGTCACCGCCGCACCGGAGGCCACCGTGGCTCCCGACAGGACGACGTTCTGATAGCCGTTGCCCGAGCCGGTCATGATGCCCGGCTTGACGGTGACGGCGTAGGCGTTGGCAGCCGTGGTCAGGGTCACGTCCGACTGCACGACGAACGTGCGCAGGCGGCCCGTGTTGGCCTTCGACTCCGGATGCGCGGCGTAGTGGTACGAAATCGTGATGATGTCGCCCGCCTTCAGCGTGGTGGTGCTGGTCGCACCCGTCACGCTCAGGGTCGTCTGCGACACCCACGAGTTCGCGGTCGTGGTCGTGGCCGGTTCGCCCGTGACCACCGCCGAGCCCGCCAGCGAGCCGGTCGTGTGCGACGGCAGCAGGGTGTTCTCGTAGATGTCAAAGCCGCCCGTGCGACCCATCAGCCCCTCGCGGTACTGACGTGCGAGGTTGTCCTGCGCCTGGAACAGGCCCTTCGTGGCATCGAGGAATTCGACCTTGGAGGCCGGATTCAGCAGCGCCACGCGGCTCGACAGCGGGGACAGTTCACGCGCCAGCTTCGCACCCGCGCCCTGGAAATAGGCGTAGGTCATCTTCGCGTTGGTCGTCGCGTTGACGTAGTTCGGCACGAGCTTGTAGGCCGCCGCGAGGGCGTCCGACTCGATCTTCGCCGCCAACTGCGCCATCGCGGGCTCGATGATGCGCTTGGAAAAATCATCCAACTGCATCGTGAGCTCGACCGTGGTGAAGCTCACGTCCACGCCGTACTGGCTGGACACGGTGAGCGGGGTCGAACGCTCGACGTGATCCTGCGCCGTCAGGGTCGCGCCCGTGCGGACGCTGTACTTCGACGGCATGCGGATGTTGAGCGAGGTGCCGATCTTCGCGCCCGACTGCGCGAACTTGTTGTCGTACTGCCGATTGACGTTGCCCACGAAGTTGAGCTTCTGGTGCAACACCCGCAGCGCTTCCCGCGTGATCGCGGTAGGGGTCAGAATGCTATTAGCCATGATCTATCAGCCTTTGCGTCGTACCTGTTTCTCCCGCCACTTCATCCACTTTTCAAT